GGTGTCGCCAGACCATCGTTGATGGTGATGTTTGCGAAAGCAGTCATTTCGACTCCTTAATAAGTTTCTCAGAGCCCAGGATTGGGATTCCGAGGTGTCAGCGACGGATCTTCTGGGTAACCAGGGAGATCGCGTCGATGACTCGTTGCGTGTTTAGATTAACATCTAAACGAGGTAGCGCCGCGGAGGGGAAAGAAGTCAGAGCAACTCTGCGGTAGAAACGGCGTTTTGCCGTGTTCTCCGCGAGGTGATTAACCTTTCCGAGGACCCAGCCAAAATTGGTGGGGTCCCCTCGTACATTGGTTGGCTTACTAATAACGGAGTCATCCGTTATGTAGGAGGCACACCCAGAGACGAACTCCTTTCCAACGAAGGTATCGATAGTCGACAGGTAATCCCCTACGGGGACCAACCAGTCAAAAACGAACGAGTAGGGAATAAGTTCCCAAACAAGTAGGGCAGGGTTTGTAATACCATACTGCTGCAGGGTACCCAGAAGCGGCAAGGAATCACGGAATCTAACCGTGACCTTTGTCTCTTCGCAGTACTTCCGTATGCAGGTTAGGTCATTAAGCACCTGTCCAGGTGGCGCGATCCGATTCACTAACTGTAAATGGTTAAGTGTAAAGGACTGCGTCACTTCTTCGCGGGATGACGCCGTAACACGGAGGACAGGACGTCGAGTACGAGTATCGTGTAGGGATTTTAAGGCATCTTGAATGTCTTTGACAAGCAAGCGCCACCCATAGCGGTACTCAAGCCAAACGTTCTGAATCTCTCTCTTGCTAAGGCCAGAATCCTGGGTTAAACCAGAATCTGATCGAAACTTATGTTTCGAGAAACCATGTTTATCTCGATAGGCACGACCTGAGATGGAGGAAAGATCCTTCACCCTAGATTTTTGCATTTTCGAAAACTGCATGGCTATATCCTGAGCAAGCGTAAGGACCATAGCACGTGTCTTCTTGAACTCCGCTAAGAACACGAGTGAGTTAAAGCTTTCGCCGTTAACTTTCGTCGGGAACTTGGTAAGGCACTTATTATACAGTGCATTGTTACCAGGAGTGGGAAGAGTTTGCTGTGGAAGCCAGTAATGACCCCCGTAGAAGGTGATCGTATTCTTCACTACCGGATTGGCACCGCCAACCCATTTGTGAAGCTCGACACTACTTAACGAGTCTACCCGTTCGACAGTTTGTTCGTCTAACGGGTTGACCGGGAGCTCAGCACGAAGCTTACGTTTCGTGTGGAACCCTGGGGTTGTTACCCAGACTCTTGACTTGATCCGAGCAGCGACTACAG